TAGCCCAGCAATTGCAAGTAGTACATAAAACCAAGCATGTGTTTTTGGCTCACTTTCTTGTACTGATCTTTCATGTTAGAAACCGTCCACTAATAAATAATCAGGGGTAGATTCTTGTTGAGTAGGTGTAGGATTCTCTAATTCATAGCGGCGTTTTCTCACATACCCCATTAGCTTCGGTTGAATCTGCGGATCTCGTGCAGCCACGTCTATTTCCAAAGCATCTAGCGTTGTAAGGTCTGGTGCAGTTTGGATTTGAACCATTAAAGAGGGTGGCTCATTAGCAGATGCCTTTTCTTTTTCTAGCTCTTCAAGACGTTTGTGAGTGGCGAGAAGGATAGGCTTCATTTGTTCGTCATCCCATGTGCGGGTATAACGATAAACCGCATTTACTTCTGCAGGTGTTTTTGATTCTTTTACACGCTGAAGAAGAGCATCTAATGCCTTCTGGTATTCAGGATCTACTTTAGGCTCGTTAGTTTCTGGAACTAACAGATCCTCAGATGTGGTGACATTTGTTTGTTTGGTAATAACAATCGTTGGTTGAGTTTCTGCAGAAATAACGTCACTAGGCTTTTCTGCTTTTGATTTTTTGCCTCTCTGTTTTTTAGGTTCCTCACCAAGACGAATAACACTTAAATCATTGTTGATTTCAATACCGAGTGCTTTTGAAAATGCTTTTAATTGAAGCTTGGCGTTTTCGGCATCACGTTGAACAAAACCACTATTAATAGATTCAATTAATGCGGTGGTTTTAAAATTCACGATGTAAATTGAAGGCGAATATGTAGTAATTACAAAAACATCCTGTCCTTCTTCATACTCATCAATAGTTAATGGCTTTGTGAAAGTAATCCCAGCCAGTTCAATAGTTTCGATTTTGATGCAGAATTCAAAACCCGGTTTACCAAAAACAGAAGCGGGGAATTGATCTAAGTCAGAAAAGTCAAACACGTCTCCAATAGGACGGCATAGAACAGTTTTACCTTTTTGAAGAGCTGCAAATGCTTCAGCTGCAGTTAATAAATTAGACATGAAAAGCTCTCCTTTTAGTGATGTAACGACTGTTGTTGTTGAACTTGCTGAGGATTGTTTTTAGGGACCCAACCCATCTGATCGGCACGTGCTTGGCATGCTCTATTGATACCCGCCTCATATGTAGTACCTTTAAACTTCTTAATTGCAGCATTTAAGATGTTAGTGTCTGGAGCATCTTTAATTGCTTTTAAAGCATCTTGATATAGTTGGTCCTGAGTACGAGGTGGCTTCTGGTTACCACCCTGAGCAGTTGTCTGGTTATTCTGGTTTGAATTTTGACCTGCTGGGGTTGAGGCATTTTGCTCTAGATATGCATAGTCATAGTTGTATAGATATTTACTACCATCAAAATTACCGAGGTAAACATCAGCTGCCACACCAATAGCTTTAAACGCTACACCAAGAGCATCAGTAACGGCCTTTTTATAGCCTTCATCAATCGCTACTAATTTGCCTTTTTGAACTTCAACAATTGCTGAACCGCCGTTGCCAAAAAATTCCTCACCCCAAACACCATCAATCTTGGTTTTAACTGCTACTTCAGCAAAAGCCATAATGGTTCCATCTGGCGCGGTTTCAGACCATAAACGTACATGTCTATAAGTCCAGCCATGACCAACAGGTCCAAAGGCCTGAGTCATAGCCATTAATCGCCATTGAGGGTTAATATCTGATTTACCTTTTAAATAACCAAACTCAATTTTTTTAAGAAAATTGGTAGGCGTTTGCTTAACTGCATTCCAGATATGTAAGTTGTCTTTTGAGTTTTCAGTTGTCATTTTTCTAATCCTCATCTAGAGCCGGTGAAGCCACGTTTTTGCTTGTAAGCCTTGCGGTCATAAGTAGGGATATTTGTTTCACGTAGTTTTATTGCGAGCTGCTTTCTGCGTTGGAAATCGATTTCTTGCATAAGAGAAGCGAAAACCTTTGGTTCCTTAGCTTTAAATTGCTCAACATTAAGCGGTTTTTTAAAGCCATCTTTAATTTCGTAAAGTACTGAGCCGTTAGCGTTTGCAGCATAGATAGCCCACTTAATACGTACGGAATAAAGACCTTGGTCGTCACGGCCTAAAAATGACTTGTAGCCGTCAGGGTGTTTTTTGAAATTAGTCATCTTTAAGCCTCCACCAACTTGTTACGTTCGATGAAGCCTTTTAGAAGGCCATTGATGTTTCGGATGTCTTCAAATTCGGTGAAATCGTTATATGACTTACCATTAACATCAGTGATTTCATTTACTGTGAGTTGTGTAATATCAACAGCGGTGAATTCAGAACCCGGAACGCCGTAGCTGTCAGGATGGGCTTCAAAATCAAAGCTCACATTTAAACGGAAGCTATCTAATTTGATGACGGCAACGCCAGAATGTTTACCTGTGATTTTTGCGGTTAAAACACCGTAAGTACTTGGTTGAGTCTTAGGGGTAAATAGAGAAGGAGCTTCTTTTGTTTGGAAAGCTGGTTGCAATTGGCAAGCAACTAAAGAACCACCAGAGATTGCAAGAGCAGCCATGCTGACAAATGCAAATGAGTTGAAAGGAGGAGCTTTTACGTTCATAATTGATCTCGCAGTTTTGCAAAAGCACATCGGACCTGGGGAGGGGCGGTGTGCTTTTTTGTTGTCTACGAGACAAATATCGCATTTCCGATATTTGTAGTCAATAGTTATTCCGATATTTTTACTGGTATTCCGATATTGATCTCTTGAAACACAAAAATCACTTTAACAAGGGGGGATTAATTAAAATTATTTAATTGATATTTATGGTCTAGCACTGTTAGTAGTTTGATGAAGGATTATTTTCAACTTCACTATTTAAGTCATCAAGAGCATTATCCACATCTGGAACGACGTCACGCCACTTTTCATTTTCAAAGCGCTCAAATTGATTGTTTACTTCCTCTAGTTTAGCTTCTAACTCAGCAATATGCTCTTCTAATTCAGCAATTTTCTGATCTTTCTCATACACGATAGCATCATGTTCAGCTCGGCTAATAGTGTCTGAACATCCAGTTAAAACTAAGACTGGCAATAACAAAATTATTTTAAAAACTTTCATCTTAACTCTTTCTTACTCTTCGTTTTCCACGGTATGTATATCTCAATGAATCTATTACTTGACCAATAAAATAGCAATCTTCGTCAATTGGAATGATATTGGGATGAAAATTTGGGTTAATCGCTTTTAGATACCTTGTTCCATCAGATTCAATAACCAGTTTTTTGAAAGTAGCATCTTTGTCTTTACGGACGACAATGATATCTCCAGATTGCATATCTGAATAATATACTGTCGGATCTACAACAATATAATCACCTTCTACAAAATCGGGTTCATTACTTACGCCACGTACTTTTAAATAAAAACATTTTTCGCAATCATCTGGGAGAGGGAACCATTCCGTAACTTGAGACATATCTACTGATTCAACATTAGTAAAATTACCTGCTTGTACCCAAGATAAAACGGGTGCCATTCGAGCTTGAACTGGCACAACGTTGGTGGTAATAAGTTCCCCAACTACACCTTTTTTTAATTCTTCAGCTGTAACCCCAAGGGCATTTGCTAATTCAAGTATTGAACCTGTCGACTTGGCATTTCCTGTTTCAAGATCAGAAATTACAGATTGTTTTACACCAGATTTCTGAGCTAACTCTTTTTGAGTCATCTTTTTTGCTTTTCGTATTGCTTTTAAGTTTTCACCCAAAGTAGCCATATGTATTTCCTTAAATACGTATATCGGAATTCTGATACAAATTAGTATCGCTTTGGCTATTGTTAAAATATCGGAAAACCTATATATTCACCTAAAAATATAGGAGCTTCGCATGAATCAATGGCCAAACATGATTTCAGATTTGCGTGAAAAGGGCTTAACACAAACTCAAATTGGTACCGAGATCGGGTGCTCACAGAATTACGTTAGTGATTTAGAGCGCGGGGTATGTGGTAAACGCTTATCGCATGAAATTGCAACCAAATTACAAAAGCTTTGGAAAAAGCATTGCAAAACCAAACAAGTGGCTTAGGTAACAAGATGAGCAAATTATCAGTTGATATTTCTGCAAGTGCCAGAAATGGCGTATCCCGCATATTGCATGGCCTTGATATAAGCAATCAAAAAGAGATTGCTGAACATTTAAAGGTTGATCCAAGCACTATTACTCGGCTTAAAACAGACAAGAAAAACAATGGTTTGAATGAGATTGAAATGTTTTGCGAGCTATTGAGTTTGCTTGGATTAAAAGTCGTTCCTAAAGATTACCAGAGCATTGATAAGGAACGTGTTGCTGCACTTTTAGTCATGTCTAAAAGTTGGATGAACCGTATAGAAACAGTTGATGACCTATTTCATGACGAAATCAGTGGTCAAAAGGAAAAACTTGGATATTAAAAAACCACTACCTGCGCAAACAGGAGTGGTTTATAGGCATTCAGTCGAGATGAATCAAATGAATAAAACTAATTTATCAAATCAAACAACCGAACGCAACCAGCCAGAATTTTTAGTGGGTGACGTTGTAGTACTTACTAAAGAGTGTCGAAGTTTTAAATCAAATGATTTGTTTGAAGTCAAAAATAAAACCCTGACTAGTTTATGGACTATCAAATCACAAAATCATTTGTTTCTGGTTTCATCAAAAGAAATACGAACAGCAACAGTTGCTGAACTTAACGCCAAACGCCGACTAACAAGCGCTGAGCAAGCATTAGCGGAGGTGTCATGAACAGCTTTACACAGCAAATCAAAGTTTCTCGTCAGCAAAGTGAAATCCAATCTTTTTATGAACCTGCATTGCGAGTACTTGGGCACCTGTTTGAGGTGAAAAAGCAAAATTTACGCAACAAAGGTTATGACGAAAATAATGCAGCGGTAACCAAAGTTGAATTTTCAGAGGCTATGGCTCGTCAATTTCGCATAACGCAGTGGTTAGCACAGCAGATTGTAACCAGCTTAACCAAGGCGTGTTTGATTGATTCTTTTGGAGGTTATGTTAAGCCAAAGGATGGTGAAAAGTGAGATATGCAGCAAAAAGAAAACAGGATATTTCCGTTTCTACCACACCGCTTGAGGTGGTAATTCCACTGGAACAACCAGTAAAGATCTATTCGGCTAAAGAATTAGCAGCTATGCCACTTTCAGTTATGAATGCCGCAATTGAGGCTCAGGAAAGATTTTATCAACTTGAAGAATTAACCCATATGGGGGGGCAGGCTATAGCAGTTCGCCGTCTCATGGAGGATGGGCACAAACTAATTCAGGTGAAAGAAAAGTCTCGTATTCGCTACAAAATCAACAACGAATTTATTCCTCCAAGAATTATTCGTCAGTTGGAAATGCGCGGTCTTGTAAAATTAGGAGTAGTCACTGATGTATAAATATCTCCACCATATCAGCGACTTTATGGTTGCTACAGCGCACCTTAGCCCAGTTGAAGAGTGCTTTTATCGCCGTGCTCTCGATTTCTATTATTTGAATGAAAAACCATTACCCAAAGAAACCCAGTCGGTTTTTCGTCGGTTACGTGCAAATACCCAAGAAGAAAGGGATGCAGTATTAATTGTGCTGCAAGAGTTTTTTGTGGAAGAGGAAGACGGGTTTCACAACAAACGTTGTGATTCAGAAATCGCCGCTTATCAAAAAGTAGGGGATAAAAATCGTGAAAATGGTAAGAAAGGTGGGCGTCCACGTAAGGAAAAACCAAAAGAAAACCAAAGTGAAGGCGACTCGGTTAATTCTGAAAACCCACAAAAACCCAGTGGGTTAATTTTGGGTTCTGAAAGTGAAAGCCAAAAAAACCTTAACCATAAACCGTTAACCGATAACCAATATATAGATAGTAGTAGTAATGCGCGTGAAGAAAATTCGCAATTTACACCAATCCAATTTGCTCAGTATCAGATCGATGATCACAAGCGTTACTCAATGCGTGAATTCATTTCTGAATACAGCGAGTTTCAATACGATTTCATCTCACTTGCTCAACAAAGATTTGTTTCTGTACCTGAAATCGACTTGAGAACCATGATTCAAAATTTCGGTGACTGGTACTTTGCAAACGAATCTAGTTCATTGAATACACCAAGCATCTGGTTGGTTAAGTGGTTCTCTTGGGTTCAAAACAACGAGAAACAAGTTGCTGCTAACCGCAAGAAACAAGAGCAAATCAATTCAGCTGGTCAAAAACCACAAGAGTCGGGTTACTTCGCTAATCTTTTTGAAGAACAGAGCGAATCTCAAATCGTGGATGTAACCCCAGCAAAAAAGTTTCCAATGATTGAGGAGGTAGGTCATGCATGAGATTACCTTGAACGAAGTGCGTCAATTAATCGCATCTCTTCGCACTGTTTACGCTGCTCAGTTCAATAAGCAATTTCCAGCAACAGGCGAAAGCGCAATTCCTCTGTCAGTGGTTGAGCAAATCGCACTTAAAACACTGGTTGGCGTTCAACAAAACCAATTTAACAACGCACTTGCTCGATTACTTACAGCAGGTGGACGTTTTATGCCGTCATTTGCTGAGTTTCGCACCTGGTGTATTGGTGAAAGTTGGATGTCTCCAGAGGAAGCTTGGTCACGTGCATGTAAGTTTACGACTGACAGTACCGTGGTTATTACACAAATTACAAAATATGCATTAGACGAAGTGATGTATTTGATCGAAGCCGGCCAAATGCGAGCAGCTCAAGATAATTTCTTCGGAACCTACAACGTGATGGTGGCTAAAGCTCAATTGAAAGGTCGTCAGCAAGAGTTTTACGCTCCACCGCTACAACTAGAACACAAAGAACCTAAACACGTTCCTGTGAGCAATGACGAGGCTCAAAAGCATCTCAAATCATTGATGGAAAGATTAAAAATCAATGGTCGTAAACCTGCACCAGTTCAAAAACTTGAGGCAAAAGAAAAAGAGCCTGAGCTTATAAAAGAGTTGGGCCCTGATCCTTTCGATAATCCACACGAATACGCAGAGATGTGCCGTCGGGAGGGTATGCCAATCCCTAGAAATATTCTTCAGCTAATTGATGGGGCGAATGCATGAAAGCATCTAAATTGATTAGAGATAAAGGACTGCAATACGCGAAGGAAATCGTAGATTCAGCACCTTCTAACGCAACTGAATGGAATGAAGGTTTCGAGTTCCAATGTGGTCAAAGTGTAGAGATTAGCAAGGCTGATCGAGAAAAGTATTTTGTAGACCTTTCTGAACTCAAGCGTCTGGTGGAGTCTTTGGGTTATGTAAGCAGATGGGGCGGCATTGAAAGATGCAAGAAGCTTTACTTTGAAGCTCCATTCAAAAGAGACAAGCACATAAAAGATTTAAAGCGATACATCCGCGATTACGAATCAATATACGGGGATAGTGAAAATGCATAAATGCAACCACTGTGAAGCTGAGCAATTAATTAATTCGTATGGTGGTCTTCCAGAAGCAAAGGCTTACATGAGGCGTTATTTCATGCTGAATGGAGGATTAAGAAATAAGTATCCAAGAACAGGCGCTTTGATAACTCAAAAGATGAATGAATTGCAGAGCGCGATTTTAAATGTAGAGGGCTTAAATAATGGACAGTAAATGGATTGAAGCGCAACGCCGTGAAATGGAAAAGCTTATTTCACCAGAGCTAATCAAGTCGAGAGATTTAGCACGTCAAAGTTACTTCGATCATATGGAAAAAGAAATGGCTGACCACGTATCGCGCTCAATTGAACCACTCAGCGGTAAAAAGCAAAGCACTCTGGTTGAACTAAGGGAGTCAATTGAAAAACTGGCTCAGAAGTATAAACAAGATGCTCATTCATCCAGCCTTTTAGGTGATCAGGATAAAGCGCGAGTTTATAACTGCTTTGCTAATCAATTGGACCATTTGCTGAAAGGTGGTGCTTGATGTCATCAGTCAGCATTGCTGAATACCGCAAGTTATTTCCGATAAAGAAAAATAAAAAGCGGCGTTCAGCAAAGCAAGTTGCCAGACAACCAAGTGTGGGTGAAATGGTTCTGGCAACACATTTAAAAGCATGCAAGATCAGTTTTGAACAGGAATATAAGTTCCATCCTGAACGCAAATGGAGAGCAGATTTTTTAATAACGGGTACAAAGATTTTGATTGAGGTAGAAGGCGGGATCTGGAGCGGAGGCCGTCACACAAGAGGCAAGGGCTATTTAGGGGATATGGAGAAATACAACTCCGCAGCAATGATGGGTTTTACAGTTTTACGGTTCAGCACAGAGCAAGTGAAAGCAGGCGTGGCGATTAAACAAATTGAGCAATTGGTAGGTGAAAAATGAGTGCAGTTTTAAAAACACAACAAATGGATTGGTCTAAATATACTATTGACGGTTGGTTAGAGCAGTTTGGCGCATGGTGTGAAACAGTTAGAATGAAAGGGGGTGATTTGCCAGATGGGCTTCATATCAATCAAATTTACTGGTTGATGCGTGAAGCTGGCAAAGAAGTACAAAAAAGTAAATCTTATATTCGATGTGAGATCAGTGATTATGAGGCGGATCAAATTCAAGCACTTTTACGAAGTCTATTAAATTCTGATAAAACAGATTTTACAACTAAGTTTGCATTAATTTGTTTAATTAAAAATAAGGTTGAAAATAAAGGATTGTTGAAGGTTGCTCAAGAAACAAACCAATCTAAAGCTCAGGTCGCAATTATGGTGAGTTGCGCTAGATTTTATTTATTAGGTCATGATAAAAGATTAAGACAAAATGGAGGTTCAAATGAAAACATACACTGTAAAACTATATGAAGGCGTTAGTCGGGAGAAAGTTAATGAAACTTTGAAATACTACCCTGATTATTTTGGTAAAATATCAATAATTACAAATGTAATTAATAATAAATTGCAATTAACACTAAAAGCATTTGAAGGAATCGACGTTATAACTGCCAATGATCTAATGATTAAAATCGTTGAACGTTTAAAAGCTTCTCAATTAGTAGAAAAGCATAATTTAGACTTGTTGACTGTCTAGACGCTTTATGGCATATTTTTGATATAGTGGACGAAGTATAAGTAATTCACTGATCTAAAGCTCATCGTTTGATGGGCTTTTTGTTTTTATACTTGCTAGATTTCAATTATGATTTAAAATTAAATCAGGTGGCTCGTCGCCAAACATCGCCACCTGAAATTCTATTAGAAATGATAGTTATTTGTTTGTGTCACCTCCATATTAATTAATTGTAGAGTTGATATTGTGTTGTACTGGTGGTGGGCACCAAGCGCCACCAGTGCAATCGTTAAAAGCGCCCCTTTTCTTTGCATTAAGTAATGTTCCTTTGATTTAATGGTTAGATTTACACCACACATTAGCTGTCTTCATCCTAAATACATGGTCGTTACATTATAAATCATCTAAATTGAATGCTTGTCTAAATGTTAAGCGTTTAAGAATGCCCACTTAAGCATGTTTATATTTATGCTATAGTCCAGTCTAATTAGAATTTGGTACTTAAAATGAATATCTGTGTTGGTGGTGAACTAGATGGGCAAAAGATAGAGAAAGAAGGTAGATTGCTTAAAGCTTCTGATATAGATCCTTCATTTAGCTCTGAGTACTACAAGCAAGTTTTTAACCGCGACAACATCAATTATCATTTTTGGCTTCCAATAGGATCCAACTTGCACGAAATGTCTGAGCGAGTTTTGGATATTTTGAGAGCATCAAAAAATTAAGTTTAAAGTATGTTGTAAATACATCTTCTAATTTGTATGATATGTCACAAATACTGCGCTGAAAGTTTTTGTTTTTATGACCCGTTTCTTTTTTAGAAGCGGGTTTTTTGATTTTAAAACCCCACTCGCTTAGGACGCTTTGCGAGTTTACTTGCCGGACGTATTACGGCGCAAATGGCCCCGCTACATACTAGTTATTGGCGGGGGTTTTTTCTTTAATTAATTTGATGATTTAGTTCTCGGTAGTAAATAATTTACTATTTAGAACTAAGTATTTGAAAAATAAAAATAATTTTATTTTTTTATTTTATGTTTAGTATGTTGGTAAATATTAATTATTTTTAGGTGAAAGTATGACTTTATTTATTGGTGGTCGCCATCATGGACAATTCTTGTCGAAAGACGAGTCAGATTTGAAGTTAGAAAGTATTCCAAAGCAGTATGGACCAAGAACAGGTATGCAAAGGCCAACAGAGTCATACTTTAGAACCCAAGTAAACTTCCAAGGAGAAGTGAAAACGTTTTATATAATTTCTGGAAAACAACCAATCGAAATGAGAGATGAAATACTTGATTTATGGGATCAAGTAAAATCAGACATATATGCTATCTAAATAGTTTAAGAAATTTTCTTCCTTTTTCGGGCGGTTGTCTTTCGTGCTATAGTCCAGTCTGATTAAAAACTGGTACTTATAATGAATATCTGTGTGGGTGGTGAACTCAATGGGCAAGTGATAGAAAAAAAGGGGTGTTAAGAACAAAGATGTATATAAATATTAGTAAATTATAAAATTATTAAATAAATTCAAATATTTAAATTAAAAATAAGTGATAAAACTTTAACAATATTTACGTACGTGATGAATTTAGTAACTCAAATAAACATTATTTTAGACGGATAATTATAAAAAACGGAGTACAAATGTCATGAATAAGAATGTAGAGCTAATAAATTACATTGATGTAGCTGAGACAGTTTACGAACGGGTATATGAAAATAATAAAATTTCAAATAATTTGATTGTTAATCTAAATCGCATTATGGCTGAGATAAAGAATCAAGCTGCAGAAAAAAAACTCAAATTGAAGTACAGCTCAATAGACTTTGAATATTGTTTAAGTTTGCCTTTAGCTGATCGCAAAATAAAAGTAGATTTAAGCCTTATACCTCATTTTGAAGATCGTGAAGAAAGTATTTTGTGGTTAACTAACTTTATTGGAAAAATTTGTGAGCCCAGAAAGATGCAAAGACAGAAAAAAAACTTCATTAAGTACCTGTGAATTTTAGATGAACAGCCCTTAAAGCGGTTTTTTATTGCTAGTAGAATATTTAAGGTATCTTTTCTAATAGGCACACACTATTAAAGTGTTTTTTATTTATTTTTTAGATTGAAAAGATTGCTATTTAAGTAATTTAAATATAAAAATCTTTATTGATTGAGAGTAGTTGTTATACAGGATATTTATAAGGATTTTAAAATGACAATTATCACATTGCTCGATGTTAAGACGAAGAAGAAGGTGATAGTTCGGTCCGTAATAGACCCAATAGCAAGAAAAGACAAAAAAGGGAATATACAAATTATTCAAATTCATAAATGGCTATATGATGAATCTGGAGATTTCGTTGATGAAGACTTATATGAGGCACTCAACAATGGAGAAGTTGGAATATACATAACTTTGCAGTATATGATCATTAATATTGAAAATTAATTATTTTTTATTTTTAGTCAGTTTGAGTTCTTACTCTCTAGAGCCTAATGGTTACTGCACATAAGACCTTATTAAGTATTACCTATTGATGGGCACATATTCTTTATAAGTCTTGATAATTAAAAAAATTATGTAGGCTAAAAATAAAACCATTTAAAAAAAGAAATCTTTATCTATTTAAATATGAATATTTGATGTTTTTAATTCAATCCCTATTGCTAGTGCTTAAATATTATGCCAATATGAAGTTGGAGATATTTCCGAATAGATATTTCCTATTTCAGGTTTAAGCGTTTTTTTCGCTAAGTCCATTTCTGAATAAAAATAGGAAGTGGGCTTTTTTATTTTTAAATATTTCAGTATTATCAGTGTGTTGCTTTAAGTAACACTAAACCTTATTGATCAGCGCAAATATCAAAAAGGGGGAGCTTGCCTACTAGGCAAGCTTTTTAAATTGATGATTTAAACACAATAATCCATTTTAAAGCTCAATAGAAAGATCAAACTTCCATAGCTTTTATTCGTACTAATTTATTGAATATAATCGTTTTTATAATTTTTAAAATTTCCTTAAACTAAAAATGGAAAATTTCTTGTTGCAACATTGTTATAATAGGACTACCTTAAGAAAAATACTTTATAAAAATGAGGAGCTGCTGAAATGCCACAGTATCTCATGTTTGCGGAAAATATTTATAACAAAATTAAAGATGAGGAATTGTTTTCACATGACTGTATTGAAAATATGAACTTACTTATGACATGTATACGCAGAGAAATTGAGGGAACAGAATTTAAATTAAAATTTAATTTTATTGATTTTGTTGAATTGTTTAGTAGACCATTAGATGAATGTAAAGTAAAAATAGATGTTAGTTTGATTCCTCCTCATAATTCAGAAGGTGAGTATATTTTATGGTTAGCTGGATTAATCGAAAAAATTACAGAAGGTGGACCTAAACCACCTCCGCCTATAAAGAAGTTTATTCCAGAGTATATGAGCTTGAAATTTGAATTAGATTTTTTACCCTTAAATGAGGAAAAAATTCAAAACGAAGGTAAAGAAATTACGGATTACTTTAATTCAAAGCTTTATAAGGCAACTTTTAAGAAGTAATACTATATTGCCTGTGAGTTTAGCCACCGCCTAAGGGCGGTTTTTTTTATGGGTAAGAATAATGGATTCTACAGAATACTTTTGGCTTACTCGGAAAAAAGAACCTAAAACTAAACCTAAAAGCCGGCCATTGCCTAAGGCGAAGCAAAAATATCTCGAGGCTGAGGCAACACTTAAGGAAGAGCTTGAGGATTTGGCGATTGGATTTGAAAGTAAGTTTCAGCCGATCCATACCAAACACTGGCGCTTTGATTTTCATATAGTGAAATTGCGTTTGCTCATTGAAATTGAGGGTGGTCCCTGGTCTGGTGGGCGTGGTGGAAAGCTGTCAAATAAAGCATGGAGTCTTAATCGATATGATCATGCTGAAGAGATGGGTTACAAAATAGAGCGCTTTCATCCAGATTCTATTTTGTCGGGATATGTCATCAACTGGATAAAAAGTGAATTAGCGAGAATTGAAGATGGAGCAGATCAGACCATTTCCACCGACTGATTTTATTGATCAAGCTGAAGAAGAGGAAGCAATTAGACTAACACCAGCACCGGACTTAAAAAAATGGGTGGTTGCTAATTACTTAACTATTGGTGGATCTCTTTATAATCCCGATCATGATCACATAGCTGAGCTGCTTCACGATAATGAAGAATTTTTAGCATTTGCTTGGGCCTCTTCTGCATATAAAAGCAAGCAAGCTATGGTGTTAGGCCAGTGCGAAAAAGTCATGTTCAATGTTGGTGGCTGGCGCAAAGCTAGACAAGAGCAACAGATGCGAGACTGGTTCGGCTTTGTTCCAACTTACTTAATCACTATTGATGCTACATTTTGCGACAAAGCAAATGATCGTGAGTTTTGTGCTTTGCTTGAGCATGAGCTTTACCATATAGGCGCAGAACGTGATGAAAACGGTGAGATGATCTTTAGTAGTTCAACAGGGTTACCAAAACATTATTTAGCTGGTCACGATGTCGAAGAGTTTATTGGTGTAACTAAACGGTGGGGAGCAAGTAAGAGCGTTAAACGTCTTGTTGAGGTTGCGAAGAATCCGCCGTTTGTTTCAAATCTAGATATTTCAAAATGCTGCGGAAACTGCGTAATCAACTGAGCCGAATGGCTCTTTTTTTTGCCTATTTTGTTTTACGTAGTTTTACGAAGGGGCAATTATGGCAACACTTAAAGAGCCTATAAAAATCTTTATAGTTCAGTCTCTTGCTTGCTTTGATACCCCTCAGCAGGTTGCGGATGCTGTAAAACAAGAATTTGGAGTCGAAATTCCAAGGCAACAAGTAGCGGCCTATGATCCAACAAAGCCAGCAGGGAAAAACTTAAGTAAGAAACTTACTACTTTGTTTAATAAAACCAGAGCAGATTTTCAAAAGAATGTTTATGACATCCCTTTAGCTAATAAAGCTTACCGACTCAAAGAGCTTCAGAAGATCTATGAAGACTGGAAGAACAACAGGCTTATGAAGCAAGGGGTTATTAAACAGGTTCGTGAAGAAATGCAGGGTTATGACCTGATGTTATTAAATCTTGAGTTAAAACAGCTTGAGATTGAAAAGTTGAGAGAAGGTGGAGGTGATGAAGATCCAACACCAGTCAAGGTAACTATTCAAGTTGTGGATGCGAGTAAAAAAGATGCCGAACATCAATCCGACACTGAATGTACCTCAGGCTAATTTTTTGCAGATGGAAAAGAAGTTCCGCGCATTTGTCGCTGGCTTTGGATCGGGAAAGACTTGGGTTGGCTGCTCCAGTTTATGCAACAAAGCTTGGGAATTCCCAAAAGTACCTTTGGGTTATTTTGCTCCAACTTACCCGCAGATTCGCGACATTTTCTTTCCAACTATTGAAGAGGTTGCTTCCGATTGGGGACTTAAAACTAAGGTTTATGAAACCAATAAAGAGGTTGATATCTATTATGGTCGGCAATATCGAACCACAATCATTTGCCGATCTATGGAGAAACCAGCAACAATTGTTGGTTTTAAAATTGGCCATGCCCTGATTGATGAGCTTGATGTCATGGCCAAGGTCAAGGCACAACAAGCTTGGCGTAAGATCATTGCACGTATGCGTTACAAGCAAGCTGGTTTGCTCAACGGTATTGATGTGGCCACAACTCCTGAAGGTTTTAAGTTTACATACGAGCAATTTGTTAAAGAGGCAAATAAATCCGAGGCTAAGCGTAAACTCTATGGAATGATTCAAGCTTCAACTTATGACAATGAAGCTAATCTTCCAGAAGACTACATATCATCACTTTATGAGTCTTATCCTCCACAACTGATTTCAGCTTACTTAAGGGGGCAGTTTGTCAACTTAACCAGCGGTGCTGTTTACCCCGACTTTGATCGAGTTCTAAACCACACGGATGAAGAAATTAAGAAAGGTGAGCCTTTACTCATTGGTATGGATTTTAACGTGCTTAAAATGGCTGCTGTGGTTTATGTCATTAGAGAAGGAAAGCCAAGAGCTTTAGATGAACTGGTTGGGGTGAGAGATACACCGACGATGTGTCAATTGATTAATGAGCGCTTTCCAGATCACGATATTACCGTGATTCCAGATGCTTCAGGTCAGGCAACATCTTCAAAGAACTTCAGTGAATCAGATCATGCAATCTTAAAGAAAAATGGATTCAAAGTTGAAGTGAATGGTGTGAATCCCGGAATTAAAGATCGTATTACTGCTGTTAATGCACAAATCCTAAATGCCGAGGGTGAACGACACTTAAAAGTGAACACAAATAAGTGTCCTAACTTTACGGCTACTTTAGAACAGCAAGTCTATGATGATTTTGGAATGCCAGATAAAAGCGCTGGTTTGGACCACGTTGGCGATGCTGGTGGATATCCATTAGCTAAACGTTTTCCGATCATCATTCAGAAAGTATTTAAACGGCGCACAATCGCTGGTTTTTCTCGTTAAACAACGCACCTTTTTAGGTGCTTTTTTATTGGTGTTTTTATGGCAGTTACTGATAAACATCCGCAGTATATTGCTGCACAAAAAAGTTGGTTAATTATGCGAGACGCCGTTGCTGGTGAAGAGCAGATTAAACAGGCACAAACTAAGTACCTAGCTAAATCGGCCGGAATGATTGAGGCTGAAAAGCAAGGTGATACGACTGGAGAGATTTATAAGGCCTATCTAAGTCGAGCTCAGTATCCGCTATGGGTTCAGGACGCATTACGCACAATGATCGGGTTAGTTTCAAAGCTTGAGCCGAATATTGTGATTGAAAGTTCTCTACTTAAAGGATTGATAGAGAATGCAACAAATGACGGTTTTGGGCTTAAACAGCTCTTTATTCGCATTTGTTCAGAGTTGCTAGAGTTTGGGCGCTGTGGGCTGCTTGTTGATGTTGATGCTAAAGGAGTGCCATATTTCGCCTTATATGATGCGTTATCTATTATCAACTGGAAGGAAAACAGTATCGGTGGTCGAAAGGATTTAAAACTGTTAGTGCTCGAGGAGCAATTTGATAATAGTGAAGATGAATTCGGGCACGAAACTAAAACGGTTCACCGCGTTCTATCTATGGATGATGGAGCATTAGCGGTCCGATTGTTCGATGGTTCAAATGTGGAGGATAAAACTCCTGATCTCGGCGGTAATCAACTTTCTTTCACACCATTTGTTTTCTGCGGTGCCACTAGTAATTCCCCAGATGTAGGTACCATACCGCTTTTGACAATGGCCAAGGCTGCTCTGAAGTATTACCAACTTAGTGCAGATTATTACCAGTCACTTCACCATACAGCTCATCCGCAGCCTTGGATTAATGGACTTGAGGGTGATGAAGATATTAGCGTTACTGGTGTTATGGCTGTCTGGAGTCTTCCTCCAAATTCACAATGTGGTTATTTGGAAATTTCAGGTAGCGGCATTGAACTCACTAAAAAGGAAATGGATGCGCAGAAAAATGCAGCATTAGAGGCTGGTGCCAAGGTAGTCGATACCAATACACAAGAATCAGGTGAGGCACGCCGTGCACGTCAGGATGACCAGCAGGCAAGTCTTCACAGTATCGTGATGTGTGCAGCTGCAGCAATTGAACAAGCCATTAAGTATGCAGCGCAGTGGTTAAAGCTGGATTCGACAAAATATTCATTTACGGTTGAACCTGAGTTTATTGTGCAGGTCACGGATATTAATCTTGCAAAACAGCTTTATGAGGGTGCTATTTCAGGGAAAAACTCTTTCCGCACATATTGGGAATACCTGATGACAGGTAAATTACCAGCTCACGACTATCAGGAAGAAGTGAAGCGGGTAGAAATAGAGCGTGATAACACTCCTTTGTAGAGGTGATGTATGGCTTCAAAAGAAGATAAATCATTGATTGAAGTACTTACCCAACATCAGGCGTATTTATATCGGGTGTCTTCTCAATCTGTTAATGAGCTATTAAAAATCTTTAATGATGAGTCAGCATTAATGTTGGCAAAGCTTCGGGATTTGCTTGATGAATTAAATGATTCTGAAAAGATGGCTCTAGCAAGTGGGCAGTACACTACAGCTAATCTGAAGGAAGTTCGTGATCTGATTGCTCAGTGGTTTATAGGACTAAATATTGCATTACCTGAAGCTTTCGCTGTTTCTGCTACTGCCTTGGCTGTTTATGAAGCCAATTACACGGCGAAGCTATATGGTGGCAAGATCAAAAAGCCAAATGGTGAAAAGCTATATGCCGCAGCTAAAAAAATACCATTGGTAGGTGGGGCTCTTGTTGATGATCTGCTATCCAGAATTGCTGAAAATGCCCGTCAAAAGGTTGAGTATGCAATTCGGGATGGTATCAACTCAGGTAAAACAAATCAGGAAATAGTTCAGCGCATTCGTGGTACCAAACGGCTTAATTATGAGGATGGGCTTTTAAGTAGCTCTAAGACTGATATCGATCGTACAGTGAGGACAGTTCGTAGTCATGTGGCCAATCAAGCATATCTAAATAGCTTTAACCAGATTGGCTTTGAATACGTAAGACTGGTAGCAACTTTAGACGGAAGAACTTCAAAACTTTGTGCAACTCTTGATGGTTCCGTATGGGAGATTAACGATCCAGCAAAGCGTGTACCGCCGTTGCATCCTAATTGCCGAAGTATTTTGGTACCAGTCGAGAAAGACGGCCAACTTGTTGGCGAACGTCCATTTGTAATGGATGAACGTCGAGTTAAAGACATCCCGAAAGAAGAGCGTAGCCAGTTAATAGGGCAGCTAGATGCCAATACTACGTTTAGAGAGTTCTTCAAGAAGACAGATGATTTCTTTCAAAGAGAATGGTTGGGGCCGAAACGTTACAAGCTCTATAAGGAAGGAAAATTTGATTTTGATAAGTTCTTCGATCCAGAGGGGCGGTTATACATATTGGACCAACTTCGAAAGTTGGATGAGCAAACCTTTAAGGAGTTGGGCTTATGAGTGAGTCAAGACATTTAGTGCTAAAGCGTCACCCTACTTTGAAAGGTTATCTGGTTATTTGTGATGAAGAAACTGGACAACCTCTAGCTGGACAGAGAGCAGTACAGATGAATTCTGATGCCTTAAATGGACCCGCAACAATTACTGTAACTTTTGAAGCATATGGTGCTCATGGTGTTCGCTTAGTGAGTGATGCACCAAGGCCAAATCAAACAAAGGAAATGTAGCGAAAGGTATTACAAATGTCTGAAAAGCAAATCACTATGTCAGATGCTCAATATATTCTGAGCACAAAATTAATTCTGGTGCCATTTCTTCAAATTAAGATTTCAAGAGCCATGGCAATTTATGGTTTTACTTTTGAAAGATTAAAAGCAATTGCACTCATCAATTAGAACTTAATTTTTAACCTTAGCACCTTCGGGTGCTTTTTTTGTGAGAAGAAAATGATCAAAGAAGTAACAGAGCAAGAGTTAGCTGAAAAGTCTGTGGCACCCCGAGTAACTAAAGCGCAAATTGATTCATTGATGGAGCGTGTTACATATACGGTTGAGCAACGCCCCGGTGGCACGACATCTACTTTTGTCCATGCATTTTTAGATGGAAAGTTTTTCTTAGCAACGGGTTTTAGTGCATGTGTGAATGCTGAAAACTTTGATGCTGAAATTGGTGAGCGTATGGCTCGTGGAAATGCAGAATAGTCAGCTGAAAATAAACTTTGGGAGCTAGAAGGCTACCGTTTATTTGCAACAAATTACTAAGTTTTCAATCGAAATTTAGCGTCCTTAGGGGCGCTTTTTTAATGCCTTGAGATAAGGCTTTACCCAAATCAAACGAGAGGTTTGAACATGTCATTGCCATTTATTGTTGATTCACTTGATGCAATCAAAGAAGAACACCGAGCTTTATATGTCGAGGAAAACGGGAAGTTTCGCCTTGATCTAGAAGGCTATGAAGATCCAAAAGGTTTGAAATCTGCACTTCAAAGCGAGCGTGAGGCTGCAAGAACTGCAAATCGACAACTTCAGGAACTTCAAAAACAATTTGAGGGAATTGATCCTGAAATTGTTAAGAAAGTCTTTGCCCAACTTGACCAAGATGAAGAGGCCAAATTAATCGCAGACGGCAAAGTTAATGAAGTGATTCAAAAGCGCACCGAGAAGATGCGTGAAGAACATGAAAAGTTACTGAAAGCCGAAAAAGAACGTGCTGATAAAGCCGAAACTTATGCTCAAAAGTTCAAGCAATCAGTGATTCAAAGCCAAATTGTGCAGGCTGCAATTGAACTTGAAGCATTGCCAGAAGCGACCCCTGATATCGCCTTTTTAGCTCAGTCAAAATTTGCATTAGATGAAAACGGCAAAGCTGTGGCAGTTGATGAAAACGGGGAAGTAGTCATTGGTAAAGACGGCCAGACACCGATGACCCCAAAAGAATGGGTTGAATCTCTACGCGAGCAAAAACCGTATTACTGGCCTAAACCAAATGGTATGGGCGCACCAGGTAGTAACAATTCAAAAGGTCAGCCAGACATTCTCAAAGCAGATGGCTCGGTAAATATGACCAAATTGGCGCAATTACGAAATGAAAACCCGCAACTAGCTAAAGAGCTAGCGGCAAAACACGGTATTAAACTTTAAGGAGTAAAGCCTAATGGGCGATACAAAAATTGCTGATGTAATCGTACCCGAGTTATTCACTCCGTACGTATTAAATAAAACTGCCGAAAAGTCTGCATTATGGCAGTCTGGCATTGTTGGGGATTTAGATGTAGATGTAGCTTTCGGAACAGAGGGTGGTACTACTGTAAATATCCCATTCTGGAATGATTTAAGCGGTGAGTCAGAAGTACTTTCAGATTCAAAACCTTTATCTGTAAATAACATCACTTCAGGCAAGGATATTGCGATTCTTCATGCACGTGGTAAAGCATGGGGCGCTAATGATTTGGCTAAAGCATTATCTGGTGACGATCCACTTGGTGCGGTTGGTGATCTGGTGGCAGATTACTGGTCGCGTGAGTTTCAAGGTTTTACCGTAAATACCCTCAAAGGTGTATTCGGGGCGGCCAGCATGGCAGGTAATACCCATGATATTTCGGCAGGAACTGGAGCTGCAGCTGTAATTGATGGCGTATCTTTTGTTGATGCTTCTTATAAGTTGGGTGATGCCGTAGATAAATTAACGGCTATTGCAATGCACTCGGCAACCATGGCTGCTTTAGCTAAGCAAGGCTTAATTGAAACTGTTCGAGATGCTGATGGTGTGGTTCTCTACAAAACCTTTATGGACCGTCGTGTGATCGTTGATGATGGTATGCCAGTGGAGGGTGATGTCTTTACTTCATTCCTGTTTGGTCAAGGAGCAATTGGTTTCCAAGATATTGGTGCACCGGTTGGTGTAGAAACAGACCGTGATAGTCTTGCTGGTACTGACATTCTTATTAACCGCCGTCACTTTGTGCTACATCCTCGTGGCATTAAATGGGCAGGTGATACAGGTATTGCACCTAATAATGCCGGTCTTGCTACAGCCGGTAACTGGGAACGTGTCTACGATCCTAAACAGATCCGTATTGTGGCATTCAAGCACAAGATCAAATAACAAAAAGGCGGGTAACACCGCCTTATCTTTTTGGAGATCCACATATGGGACTTTCATCATTTAACCGTGCACGGGAAAGACAACAAATGACAGAAACAAAAATTGCTGAACTCGAAGAACAACTGGCAACAGTAAAGGGCGAATTTATTGCCTTTCAAAATGATACGGAAGCAATGAAAGCACGTATTGCTGAACTTGAATCAGGTGAAGGTGGTCAAACACCTGAAAATGACCAAAAACCAAGTGATACTCAACCACAACCAATTAACTATGCTGGTCTAAAAGTAGATGAGCTTCGAGCTGTACTAACTGAAAAAGGCATTGCATTTGAAGCAGGTGCTAAAAAAGATGAACTTTTAGCATTAATTCCAAAGGAATAATTCATGAGCTTTATCACTGAACAAGAAGCGATAGAACATGTTGAAGGCTTTGATGCTTTATCTGCTAGTGATAAGGCTCAATACCTTCAGATGTCAGAAGCTTATCTATTAGCACGTAACGTTAAGCCTTATGAAGATGCTACCCAAGTACCTGAACCTTTAAAAATGGCCTCCTATCAAATCATCAAGGGCATTATTAAAGGTGATCTATATCAAGGGCAAGAACAGGCACTAAAACGTAAGAAAGTCAAAGCTGATACGGTTGAGACCGAAAAGGAATATCAGGACGGATCAGTAAAGCTTAGTGCAATCGAGCAATTCATTCTTGATTTGATAAAACCGTATTGCAAACGGAAATCCGTCTTTTTTGTCAGGAAAATCTAATGGGCTTACGTGATGAAATTCAGGCAGATATTGATGAAGCATTTAATGAAGATTTAGCGGACGCCGTTCATTCATTTACTTGTGAGCGGATCTCAAGAAAAGATTGGGATCCTAAAACTGAAACGTATGTCGAAGTTAAAGAAAACTATTCTGGTCGTGGCGTTCTGTTTGGCTCATACAGTCAATATGAGATTCAGACGCTTGGAGTACTGGCCACAGATAAGAAGGCTACCGTGCTTCAAAATGAAGTGTCCATGACACCTAAAATTGAAGATGAATGGCTAACAGCCTTAGGCTCATTTCGAGTTATTCATATACAGCAAGACCCTGCCTCAACTATTTGGAAATGCCAGTTGAG